TTAGAATCTGCTTTATTAGGTACAGGAATTGTCAAAGGACCATTTAATTTTAATAAAAAGTTACATAAGTGGGATGTTAATGAAAACGGTGATAGAGAATATAACCCACTAGAAGTTAGAGTACCTAGAATAGAGTTTGTTAGTTGTTGGGATTTTTATCCAGACCCTTCAGCTACTAACATGGAAGAATGTGAGTACGTGGTTCATAGACACAAAATGAATCGTAGTCAACTAAGACAACTACGTAACATGCCATACTTTAATGAAGATGCAATTCGTGATGCTATTCAAATGGGTGCTAACTACGTTGAAAAAGATTACGAGTATGCTATTCGAGATGATAATCAAACAGAAGAAGATTATCAATCAAACTTTGAAGTGCTTGAGTACTGGGGTATTATGGATGCCGAGTATGCACGAGAAGTTGGAGTTGAACTAAGTGATGACATTGATGACTTAGATGAAGTACAAATCAATGCATGGATATGTGGTGATAAAGTTTTAAGAGCAGTAATTAATCCATTTACGCCTTATAGATTACCTTATCATGCTTTCCCATATGAAAGAAATCCATATAACTTCTTTGGTATTGGAATTGCAGAAAATATGGATGATAGTCAACAGATTATGAATGGTCATGCAAGAATGGCTATTGATAACCTAGCAATGTCAGGTTCATTAGTATTTGATGTTGATGAGTCTGCTTTAGTTGGTGGACAATCTATGGAAATATATCCGGGTAAGATATTTAGAAGACAAGCAGGAATGCCCGGACAAGCAATACATGGATTAAAATTTCCAAATACATCACAAGAAAACTTGATGATGTTTGATAAGTTTAGACAACTTGCCGATGAACAAACTGGGATACCTAGTTATTCACATGGACAAACAGGAGTGCAAAGTATGACAAGAACTGCCTCTGGGATGTCAATGTTACTTGGAGCAGCAAGTTTAAATATAAAAACTGTTGTCAAAAACCTTGATGACTTTTTATTAAAACCATTAGGTGAATCATACTTTCAATGGAACATGCAGTTCTTAGAAGATGTGCTTGATGTAAAAGGTGATTTAGAAGTTAAAGCTACTGGTACAAATAGCTTGATGCAAAAAGAAGTACGAAGTCAAAGACTAACTATGTTCTTACAAACTGCACAAAGCCCAGCTATTGCACCATTCGTAAAGATTTCTAAACTGGTAAGTGAACTTGCCTATAGCTTAGACTTAGACCCAGAGGAAATACTTAATGACCCTGAAGAAGCAGCTATCATGGCACAAATAATAGGAATGCAAAATGCTGGACAAAATAATGGCGAGGAAGCTCAACCCGGTGGTGAACAGTCCCCAATGGCAGGACCTGAAGGAGCACCTCAACAACCTCAAGATGCTGGACCTACAGGCAATGGTGGTGGCACAATCGGAACAGGAAATGTACCGGCTGCAGGGGAGACTACGTTTGCTGGGACTCCTAGAGCAGTTGCCGGAGCAGGTGAAGGAGGCAATTAATAGAAAAGAAGATGGATAAATTAAAAGGTAAACAAAAAGAATTAGATGCTAATAATGATGGTCAGATTAGTGGAGAAGACTTTAAATTATTAAGAAAACAAAAACAAGTAGGTGGTTCTATAGATGACCAAATGCAAATGGCTATGAATCAACCTATGCTTCCAGACGAAGAGATGGAAGATAACTATTTAGATTTTATAATTGACGAAGCATTAGACGAAGAAGAAGAAGATATGCTTATGTCAAAACTTGAACAAGACGAGCAATTATCTATGCTATTTGATAAAGTATTAGAAGTTGCTTCAGAATTTGCTGGGTCTGGTCCTGTAGAAGGTCCGGGTTCAGGAGTCTCCGACAGTATACCTGCAAGGTTGTCTGATGGAGAATTTGTCTTTACTGCAAAAGCTACAGAGCAAATCGGAGCTGATGAATTGATGCGAATGATGAAAGATGCTGAAGCTGATGCAGATAGACAAGGTATGCAGGTTGGTGGTATGATGGAAGAAGAGCAACAAGAAGTTGACCAGTTTGGAAAACCTATTGATGCTGATATAGCTCGTGATGAGTTAAAGAAAAACATGATGTCAGTCAACCCACGCTACCGATAAGCGATAGAGCTACCCTATTAGCGTAGGCACTCTATTATATTAACCCTTGAGGCGACCTTTACAAGACAAGCCCTGCAAGTGCACATCGCAGCTACCTTGTTAATGAAGCCCTGACTAGGAGAAAGAATATGACTAATAAAGTCCAAGAGGAAACGCCAAATCCTTATAATAAAAATAAATCTTGGCATGAAGGCGATATGAAACCTTTTGAATCATCAGAGGGATTATACTTTGATAAACCAGAAGACAAAAATAAATTATTTAAGTCTAATGATATTAACGAAGCAGTAGACCCAGATAATGTTGATGTAGAAGGATTGGAATCTAAAAAGGATGTACCTTATAAGAAACCAGACTACAAAAAACGTTATGATGATTTAAAAAGACATTATGATACTAAACTTAATGAGTTTAAACACAGAGAAGAAGAGTTATTAAATCAAGTTCAACAACCTGAATATGTAGCTCCAAAGACTGAAGAAGAACTAGAAAGGTTTAAAACAGATTATCCTGATGTCTACGAAGTAGTAGAAACTGTTGCTCATATGCAATCGGAGTCTAAGGCAAAAGTTCTAGAAGAACGTCTTAGCAAACTTCAACAACGTGAACAAGAGTTAGTACGAAAAGATGCAGAAAAAAGGTTAGTAGATAGACATCCTGATTTTGAAGATATTAGAAATAGCGATGACTTTCATGCATGGGCAAAAGAGCAACCAGATTCAATTCAGAAATGGATTTATTCAAATGCTGATGATGCCGATTTAGCTTCACGTGCTTTAGATTTATTTAAAAAAGATATTGGTATGGATGTTCCTAAAGAGACTAAGTCATCTTCTAGGACTAGAAAATCTGCTGCTGATATGGTATCAACTAAAACAACAACAGTTGAACCTAAACAGGAAAAGATTTGGTCCGAAAAGGAGATTGCTGCAATGAGCATGGATGAGTTTGATAAGTACGAAGAGGAAATATCAAATGCTATGCAAGAAGGCAGAATCGTTAAGTAAACTATTATAATATAAAGGAGAGGTATCATGGCTCAATTTTTTGAACCCTCAACCGATACTAATGCTAACTTTGCTAACTCCGTAAGTGGACAGGCTAATAGTTTCTTCCTACCTAGTATTTATTCTAGAAAGGTTTTAAACTTTTTTAGAAAGAGCTCAGTAGTAGAAGCTATTACAAACACCGACTATGCTGGTGAAATATCTGCTTTTGGAGACTCTGTAAAGATTATCAAAGAACCTGTAATTTCTGTGTCTGATTACACAAGAAATTCAGATACAACTGAAACTAGACTAACAGACCAAGAACTTACTTTGGTTGTTGATAGTGCTAAAGCTTTCAAATTCATCGTAGATGATATTGAAACTAATATGTCACATGTTAACTTCAAAGAAGTTGCTTCATCATCTGCTGCATATGCATTGAGAGATTCATATGATGCTGCTGTTATTGCAACTATGTTCTCAGGAGTTTCAAGCTCATCACCTGACCACGTGTTAGGTAGTGACAATGCTACTGATTTAGCTGCTGGAACTTTTGATGGAACTGGTAACTTGGACTTAGGTTTCGCTTCAGGTGAGCATGACCCAATAGACGTTATGGCTAGAATGGCAAGACTATTAGACGAACAAAATGTTCCTGAAGAAGGAAGATGGTTCGTTGCTGGTCCTGACTTCTACGAAGTTCTAGGTCAAGCTTCATCTAAATTGCTATCTGTAGACTTCAACGCAGGTCAAGGTTCAATTAGAAATGGATTAGTATCAAGTGGAAAACTAAGAGGATTTGAAATGTACAAATCTAACAACATTGCTGCAACATCTAATGCTGCTGGTAAAGTTTTAGGTGGACATATTTCATCTACTGCAACTGCTCAAACTATTGTTTCAACAGAAACATTAAGAGACCCAACATCGTTTGGTGACATAGTTAGAGGATTGCACGTATACGGAGCAAAGGTTTTAAGACCAGAAGCTCTAGTATCAGCTTTCTACGGAATTGATTAATAATCAATAAGGGGGAGGCTTCGGTCTCCTCCACTTTTATAAGGAGATAAAATGGAAGGACAAATAAAACATTATGAAACCATTGGAGAAAAAGAAAAAGTATGTCTTGAAATGGTTGGGTATAACGAAAGTTTAGTAGAAAAAAATAAAAAGGAGAAATAATATGCCGGGTAAAAAAAATAAAGATATGAGAATGTCATATATGTATGGTAGTCGTGTTAAGGCTGCTATGGGCAAAAAAATGGATAAACCACACAATAATATGGATAGAATGAAAATGAATATTGGTGGTGCTATGCATGTTCAAAAACCTAATTAAAAATAAAGGAGTATAATTATGCCAAGTGGACCGGGAACATATGGAAGTAAAAGAGGCAGACCTGCTAAAAAGAAAATGACTAAAAAATCAGCCAAGAAAAAAGTAATGATAAAAGGTGCTGATGTATCTGCATTAACTGCTAGACAACAAGTAACTATGAAAAAACATTCAGTTCATCATACTGGAAAGCATATGAAAGCTATGACAGCAATGATGAAACGAGGTAAAACTTTTACACAAGCACATAAGGCAGCACAAAAAAAAGTAGGTAAGTAATGGCAACAACTTATTTAGACTTGAGCAATGAAGTTCTTAGAGAACTAAATGAAGTAGTATTAACATCAGGTACGTTTGCTTCAGCTACAGGTATTCAATCATTTGTTAAAGATGCAATAAATAAATCATTATTTGATATAGCTAATGCAGAACCACAGTTACCATTTTTTAGTGCTGGAGTAAGTGGTAGTACAGACCCTTTTTATGGTAATGTAACAGTACCTACTGTAGCAGGACAAAGATGGTACACTTTAAAAGATGGTAGTTCAAGTATAACTTCAGATTATGCTGCAGTTGATTGGGATGATTTTTACATCACTACTATTAATGTAAGTGGCGAATCAGCACCTTTTGTATCGCAAGGATTAAGATTTTTAACTCTTGCTGATTGGAAACAATATCATAGAGATGCAGAAAATGCTGATGATGCTAAAGGTTCAGATGCTTCTCATGGTGAACCTTTTTATGTATTTAAAAGTCCAGACCACAGAAAATTTGGATTAAGTCCAATACCTGATAAAGTTTATAATGTGCATTTTTATGCTTTTGAAAAACCTACAGCTTTATCAGCTTTTAATGATACTATACCAATGCCAGAACAATATAGTAATGTAGTAACAGCTAGAACTAGATACTATGTGCATCAGTTTAAAGAAAATATTCAACAAGCTGCAATGGCACAAGATGATTATAAAAAAGCTTTACGTTCTATGAAAAGTAATTTAATTAATCCACAACCAAAATATATGACTGATGATAGGAGATATTTCTAATGGCAGCATCTATGCCATTTTCAGTACCACTACAAGGTGGTCTTAATAAATCTACTAACTCGTTAGCATTATTAAGAACTCCCGGAGTTGCAACAAAGTTAAGAAACTTTGAGGTATCTATTGAAGGTGGTTACAGAAGAATAAACGGTTATACTGTTTTTGGTGGTAGTAGTGCTGTTAGACCTAATACTTCAGAAGATATAGAAGGACTATCAGTTTATGCAGATGGTGTTGTAGCTGTAGCAGGTAATGATATATTTTTTAGTCAAGATGGTACAAGCTATTTACAAATAAATAAAGCTAGTGTAGATGCATCTGGTGATAATTTTAGTACCTTTTCAGGTCGTAGTGAGTTATCATTAACATCAATAGACCAATGTGAGTTTACATTATTTGAAGGTACTTCAGATTATGGTGAATTAGTTATAACAGATAAGAGTGGTAATAATAAACCTTTCTTATTTAAAATGACAGGAACAGGAACTGCATTATCTTCTAGAACTTATTTTGTTAGTCAAATAACAATTAGTGGTTCAACAACTGCTAAGTTTTGTACTATCCATGATAATCATTTAGTGTTAGCAGGAGACCCTAGTACACCTAACACTATTTACTTTAGTTCAACTGGAGATATAGATAGTTTTACAGGCTCTGGTGCAGGTAGTATAACATTAGAAGATAAAATAGTAGGATTAAAAAGTTTCCGTAATGAACTATTTATATTTTGTAGAAACTCAATATTTAAGTTGCAAAATATAAATAATTCTAGCACTATTGCAGTAGTACCAGTTACAAAAGATGTAGGATGTGTTGATGGTCAAACTATTCAAGAAATTGCTGGTGACTTAATATTTTTAGCACCAGATGGTTTTAGAACAGTTGCAGGTACAGCAAGAATTGGTGACGTTGAGTTAGGAACTATAAGTCAAGCTATACAACCAATTATTAATGAAATATTAAATACAGAAGATTTACAATTTAGTAGTGTAATTATTAGAGATAAATCACAATATAGAATGTTTTATAGTGCTGATACTGAATCAACAGCAGGGTCAAAAGGAATTATAGGAACATTAAGACCTAATGGTTTTGAATGGTCAGAAACATTAGGCATACAAGCTCCAGCTATTACATCAGGATTTGATAGTAGTGGAGTAGAAAAATTTTATCATGGTGATAGAGATGGACATATTTATAATC